AAATTGTAATTTAACAATTGTTGGTAATTCATATTTTAATGGAAAATTAGGCATTGGTGGAACAGATTTTAATTCAAATTTAGCAGTAAAAGGACCCAGTTATTTTAATGGAAATGTAGGAATTGGAACAATGAATTCAGTAAATGCATTAGAGGTTAATGGAACAATAAATGCAACAAATTTTTCAGGAAATGGTTCATCAATAACAAATTTAGATACAGGTAGATTTTCAACAGGAACATTACCAGTATTAAGAGGCGGAATAGGAACAACGATAATTGTAGCAAATCAATTATTATTTGGAGGTACAGGAGGAACTACAGTAGCACAAATTTCTGGTTTAGCATGGGATACAGCACAAACTCCAAATGCATTAACTGTTCCTGGACAAATTATAGCAACTCAAGATATAACAGCATTTTCAGATAAAAATTTAAAAGAAAATATAATAAAATTAAATGATGTTGAAAATGTATTTAATTCAATTAATGGATATTCATTTAGTTGGAATAAAAAAGGGCAAGAATTATTAAATAAAAAAATTAATGAAATTGAAATAGGTTTAATAGCGCAGGAAGTTCAATCCGTTATACCATCAGCGATATCTTTATCTTCTTTTAATAATAATGATGCAAAATATTTAACAATAAAATATAATAAAATCATTCCATATTTAGTTGAAGGATATAAATTATTAAATGATAAATATAATAAGCAACAAGAGCAAATAAATGAAATTTATCAAATCTTAGGAAAAAAATGAATATAAAAAATACTCAAATAATATTAATAAAAACAAATGAAGACAATTATTAAACGCGATGATACGACTGAAATCTTTGATATTAATAAGATTGCTAAAGTCTTAAAAATTGCGTTTAATAATACTAATGTCATCAATCCTGATATGACTTCTCTTTTAGATTATATTAATAAAGAGCTTGATAAGAAAAATGCAGATAATTATAATATTGAAGAAATTCAAGATTTGGTTGAAAATTCTTTGATGATTTTTAAGTATTATGATACAGCCAAGCATTACATCAATTATAGGAATAATAAAATGAAAACTCGTAACAATTCAAGTTATCTAAGTAAAATTCCAGATGATGTTATCACTCCGTGGGGAATGTTAGGTTATATTACTTATAAACGAACTTATGCGAGAAGACTAAATGAAGCTGATGAAAATGATGACACAACTGAAGAATTCAGAGATACAATTATTCGAATTCTCGATGGTTGTCAAAGTCAGCTTCATGTCAATTTTACAAATAACGAGCTTCGACAAGCTTATAAATATCTTATGAGTTTGAAATGTTCAGTTGCTGGTCGTTTTCTATGGCAATTGGGAACATCAAATATTTCTAAATTAGGAATAATGAGTTTGCAAAATTGTGCATTTGTTAAGATTGATGAACCAATTCGACCTTTCTTGTGGATATTTGATGTTCTTATGTTAGGAACTGGAGTTGGATTTAATATTCAAAGAGAGAATGTTGATAAACTTCCGCCTCTTTTGGATAAAGAGATTAATATCACTCGTCTTGATACAAAAGATGCTGATTTTATTGTTCCGGATAGCAGAGAAGGTTGGGGATCATTGTTTGAGAAGATTTTCGAGGCTTATTTTTATAAAGGAAAATCTTTCAGTTATTCAACAGTTCTAATTAGAAGTGCTGGAACAAAAATTAAAGGATTTGGAGGAGTAGCATCAGGACCTGAAGATTTAGTCAAAGGAATTAAGAATATTCAAGAGATTTTGAATAAACGCAGAGGAACTAAGCTTACAGGAGTAGATTGTTTAGACATTGTTAATATCATTGCTTCTATTGTAGTTGCTGGAAATGTTAGAAGATGTCTTCCAAAGGGATCAAAAGTTCATACAGAAAAAGGATTGATCAATATTGAAGATATTTTAGTTGGAGATAAGGTTCTAACAACGAATGGATATAAAAATGTTGAAAATAAGTTTATTCAAGGTGTTCAGCAAGTATATTCAATTATAACAACAAAAGGAAATTTCACATGCACTAAAAATCATAAAATGGCTGTTTTAGATAATAAGACTTATCATTGGGTTGAGGCAGGTAATTTGAAATTAAATAATAAATTAATTTTGACAAGAGAAGGAATTGAAGGAAATAAAGAAATTCAATTACCATCAATTGATTTTACAAATAGAAAAGAGAGATTGACAGTTCCTATATTTTCAGCAGAGCTATCGTGGTTTTTCGGATTTCTAGTATCAGGATCAACAATTTTAAAGACTTCATTAAAGATTATTTCAAAGAATTATAATCAATTAAAGAAGATTAGTAGAATTATTAAATCATTTGGTGAAAACATTTCATTGACAACAACAATTGATAATATTAATAATCAATTTTACATTGAAATCACTTCACAAAATTTCATTAATTATATCAGCAATTATATCAAAACAAATAAGATTTCATATTTCATTAATGAGACAACTATTGATAATAGAATGGCTTATATTACAGGAATTATTGATGGAATGAATACAAAATTCGAAGATGGTATCATTACTATTTCATCAGGATCTGAAGATTATATCAATGATTTAAATAATCTTATTTATTCAACTGGAATGGAATGTAGAAAGAATAAGAATAATCTTATTATTAGTGATATTGAGAGTTTATCATTATTGAAATATGGAAATAATTATTTAGATAGTATTATTAAAATTGAAAATGATATTAATAATGAGAATAATAAAACAATTAATATTAATAAAATTAGATGTTCAACGGCAGAAGTAATTGAAATTAAGCCATTAAATGAAGTTGAAACATATGATATTGAGGTTGATGAGATGCACGAATTCTTCTGTAATGGTTATTTAACTCACAATTCAGCCCTCATTTGTTTAGGAGATTATGATGATGTTGAATATTTGAATGCGAAACGATGGGATTTGGGGAATATTCCAAATTGGAGATGTATGAGTAATAATTCAGTTGTTTGTAGTGATATTTCAAAACTACCAGAAGAGTTTTGGGAGGGTTATAAAGGAAATGGAGAACCATATGGATTGATTAATTTAGAACTATCACGAAAAATTGGAAGAATTGAAGATGGGTCTAAATATCCTGATCCTGATGTAGAAGGTTATAATCCATGTGCCGAACAGTCATTAGCAAATTATGAAACTTGTTGTTTATCTGAAATTTTCTTGAGTAATGTAGAAAGTTATGATGAATTAAAAGAGATTGCAACAATTCTATATAGAATTTGCAAACATTCATTATTATTGAAATGTCATCAAGAAGAGACAGAAAAGATTGTTCATAAGAATATGAGAATGGGTATTGGAATTACTGGTTATTTGCAATGCACGGAAGAGCAGAAATCATGGCTACCTAATTTATATGAACATTTGAGAGATTATGATAAATATTATTCAGAAAAGATTGGAGTTGGAACATCAGTTAAGCTAACAACAGTTAAGCCATCTGGAACATTATCATTATTGTCAGGGGTTTGTTCTGGAGCACATCCTGGAATTTATCAATATTTCATTAGAAGAATTCGCATTGCCTCTTCAAATACATCATTAATTAATTTGGCAAAGAAGAATAATTTTCATATTGAATATCAGTTAAATTTTGATGGAACAGAAGATAAAAACACAAAAATTATTGAATTTCCTTGTAGATATCCAGATGGAACCGTTTTAGCAAAAGATATGACAGCGATTGATCAATTGAAAGTAATTAAAGAACTTCAGACAAAATGGAGCGATAATTCAGTATCTGTAACAATTTATTATAGATTAAATGAATTAGATGAAATTAAGGAATGGTTGAAAGAAAATTATACAGATAATGTTAAAACTTGTAGTTTCTTATTGCATAATGAACACGGTTTTAAACAAGCACCTTTTGAAGAAATAACAAAAGAACAATATGAAGAATTGATGAAAAAAGTAATACCTATTACATCAGGAAATATTAATAGTCAATCAGACAATGAACTGACTTCAGATTGTGCTGGTGGTGCTTGTCCTGTAAGATAAAAAAATAAATATATATCAAAATAATAGATATAAACTTAAAAAAATGAAACCTCAAGCTCTTGTCGTTGAAATAATAGGAACATTTATTTTCTTTTCAATAATATTAAGTGCTGTAGCTGAAAGTAGTTATGGACCTATAGCAATTGCCGTAGGTCTATTAGCTGCTATTTATTTTGGAGGTAAGATATCAGGAGGTCATTATAATCCTGCTGTAAGTGTTATGATGTTTTTCAAGGGTAGTTTATCATTACCAACGATGATAGGATATATAATAGCTCAAATTACTGGAGCATTATTAGCATTATTAATGAATTCTTATTTAATTGCATAAAAAATAAAAATGTTTCTTTTTTTTTGTAAAGTAATTAAAAATTGATTATTTGTTTTATTATTATAATTACGCACAAAATAGTGATGTCCTCAACAATTAAAAATTGTAATTTCTCCTGCACTTGCAATCGTGATGATTGTGAGCGTAAGCATTACATCGACAATGCAGAAGATCGGGCTCTTTTCAAGGATCTTTATGAGAATTCTTTTGATAGAAAGAAGCATAATGAGACTGACCCGGATGGTGTGAGAAACACCCCGTGTTTCTTCGGTCCTCTTTGCAGCCGCGAGGAGTGCAACTTCAAGCATTATTGCCGATTTGATTTCAGAGTTGAGATCAATCGCGAGTGGCGGAAGATTGCAAGACGAGAGAACCGCGATAGGCTGTTATCGGAGATGAAGGAGAAGTATAAGATCAGCGATGAGGACTTTGAGAAGCTCTCGAAGATTTGAAGATCTGACGGACAAAAAATGTCAAAAAAAAATGATTTTTGGCATTTAAAAAATAGAATTATAAAGAAAAAGAGATGAGAATTTATACAAAAACTGGAGATCAAGGAATGACATCATTATATGATTGTTCTAAAATTTCGAAGTCATCTGAATTAATTGATTTGATTGGTGATTTGGATGAATTGAATAGTTTCATAGGTATTGTAGCAAATCAGGAATTATTGTCAGAAGTTCAAGTATGGATATTTGATATGAGCACTATAATTGCTAATCCAAAACATCAATATATCTTTGATGATAATAATGAAATTGTTTCAATTTTAGAAAAAGAGATTGATAGATTAACGGTATTAATGCCAAAATTGACGAACTTTATATTACCAACAGGAAATATCCATATTATTCGTTCTATTTGTAGAAGATGTGAAAGAAAACTGGTTGGATTAATTGAAAGATATCCACATATTCCTCCAAATTGTGTAAAATTTTTAAATAGAATGAGTGATTATTTCTTTACTCTTGCACGATATGATAACTTAGAAAACGAAATAATTTATAAAAAGAGTTCGATTTTGAAAAAAATAAATTAAGAAAGTAATTCAATTTGTTGAGTTTCTGTCAATTTTGTTTTTCCTCCATAAATATATGCAAGTTTTTCATTAATAAGAATATTTGAAAAACTATCAGATGATTTTTCATTTAAATAGATATCAGCCAAAACTCTTCCATATTTATCAAAATCATAACATTTAATATAACAAAGATAGCAATTTTCATTCAATTCATTTTTAATATATTTCTTATCAACAATATCAATTGTCTTTCCAGTAATTAAATTGAAAACTCTTTTTTTTGCTTCAAGTCCTTTCTGTTTGTTTTCTTCACATTTGCTTCTAGTTTCGCAAGTGTCAATATTATTCAATCGAACAATAATTTTATAATAATCATTTTTGAAATTAATAATAACTTTAACTGTATCACCATCAGTAACATCAATAACACGACAAACACAATTTAAGCCATCAAAACTAAAAGCATTAGTATTTTTCTCATTTTGAAGTTCCATATTTATTTTTATATACGATAATATTCTTTAAATCCACCATTAATAAAATTATCATAATAATTCTGGAAAGTTTCTCTATTTCTAAATTGTTGAGTAGTAGCAGAACTTCCTTCAGTTGGTGTTGGTGTTGGTGTTGGTGTTGG